GACGTCATGCTGGAAATGCCGCTCTGCTACACATCCCGCTACTTTGAGACGGATAGCGACGGAGTAGAGTGGGAATACCGCTGGGTATCATCCGCACCGGTAGATGGCCTGCACGTCAACCCTGCATTCACAGACGGAAGCAGCATCAGCGACAAGATCTACATCCCGATCTTCAACGGATCCGCAGGAAAAGATGCGGCCACAGGAGCCAAGGACGTCATCCGTTCGATTGCCGGAGCGACACCGCTCACAGAGGTAACCAGGGCAACCTTCAGAACCCGCAGCCGCAACAAAGGCGAAGGCTGGCAGCTTGACGATGTATGGAACATGTTCCTGCTCGACCATCTGTTTATTATCATGTTTGCGGGAACCCAGGCGCAGAGAATCCTCGGATCCGGACGTACCGGATTCAGAGAGAATGGAGACGACAAGGCCCTGAAAGCTAAGACAGGAACCAACTGCATCACAATCGCAAGCGACAGAGCTGCGCAGTTCTTCGTAGGCCAGCAGATCGCCATCGGAACAGCGCTCTGGAATCATTCAGTATTATGGGGCAGAACGATCACAGCATTTAAGGCATCAACAGAGGTGGAAGCAGCGACAGAAATCTACTTTGACGGAGATCCGGTGGATATCGCGGTCGGAAATGTAATCTGGTCATGCGCTCAGAAGACCGGCGAGACAACCGCGATGAAATGCCCGAACGGATGTCTGGAGGATCCCGAAGGGCCAACAGGAACAAAGCTCGGCTCAAGACGTGCGGTCCGTTTCTTATGGATTGAGGACTGGTTCGGCAACATATGGCAGTTCCGTGACGGAGTCAACATCAAGAACCGCCAGCACTACTGCTGCAATAAGCGTGCAAGCTACGCAGACGACACATACACCGGAGACTATCAGAAGCTCGGCTACGTATGCGCGACAAATGAAGGCTTCATCAAAAAGATGGGATTCGACAGCCTGCATCCGGAGTACGAAATGCCGGTAGAAGTAGGAGGCGGAGCAGACAGCTACGTCGGAGACTATTACTATTCCTCCGAAGGAGGAAGGATCCGAAGCATACCAAGTACGTCCTGAAGCTGGACGTCCGAAAATGCTATCCAACCATGAACCACGAAGAACTCCGGAAGAAACTGCAGCGCAGGATAAAGGATAAGAAGTTCCTGCGCCTGGCAGATCGGATCATCGCGAGCTTTCAACAGCCGATGGCCACGCACGAAAGACTGCTGCCGGAGACCGATGCGGTAGGCATCCCGGTCGGGCTCTTTACCTCGCCATGGTTCTGTAACTTTTTCTTTCAGGACATCGACCACAAGGTCGCCGAGAAAACCGGAACCGCGCACAACGTGAGATATGTGGATGACATGGTCTTGTTTGATTCAAGCAAACGACGACTGCACAAAGCTCTCGAATTCATCGAAGCCGAAGTAAAAGCCACGAAGCAGACCGTCAAGGATAATTGGCAGGTTTTTATATTGAGTAAGCGCCCGCTTGACTTCTTAGGTTTCAAGTTCCATCCGAACAAGACAACCATCAGGAAGTCGATCATGCTAAGGATCAGCCGGAAAGCCAGGACGATCGCCAGAGCTGCATACGCATCCATCCGGAACGCGCACGCCATGGTTTCATACATCGGATACATCGTGAATTCAGACAGCCAGCACTTCTATGAGAAGTGGGTGCGGCCGTTTGTTAATATTAAGCATCTGAAAGGAGTAATCGCTGATGAAGACAGAAAGCAACATCAGGCCTGCGTCGCAGTTTGAAATTGAGGCGCTCCCGCCAATCGAAGGAAGATCCTGCACCGTTATTTTATATGACAACATCCAGGGACCATTCACACGCCAGGCTTCAGGAGAAGACCAGGAGCCACAGGAATACTTCACATTTGACCGCTACACGGTAGACACGATCTACAGAGAAGGCCTCGCTGCAGCAGTCGCAGCAGACACAGAGACCTGGATCCAGAACGCCAAGGAGGCGGAAGCATCCGGAGAACAGCCATCAGAGCTGGAAATCCTGACAAAGACCGTCACAAAGCAGCAGGCTCAGATCGAGTCGATCAACCAGAGCGTCGACGACATCACGCTCGCGATTCTTGGAGGTGAGTAAAATGTATGAAAGACTGAAAAGATTATACCAGGAAGGACGCGCGTCCGAAGCAATGCTGAAGAACGCAGTCAAGAGAGGATGGATCACAGATGAAGAAATGCAGGAGATCATCGCCTCAAAGAAAGAGCCAGAGGTTCCAGTGTCTACACCGGAATCCAGATAACACCTGCAGAAGGACATACGAGCCATGCACGGAAAGCTGCCGGTACTTCGGTACCTGCGGCGAGTGCGTGGCTTATTTTATTCCGGCAGGCCAGCAGCCATGCAGAAGCTGCAACAAACTAAATGCAGGAGGGAGGTAGGAACCAATGGACATGACAACAATCGTCGTGGCCGCCAGCATTCCGTCCGCGTTCACAGGCTTCTGTTTCTGGCTCATCGAGCAGAATCTCAAGAAGCGTGCGGACAATGAAAAAGAGGAACGCGAGGAGCGCCAGAAACAGCTGGACGAACGTGAACAGATCAGAGAGAAGAATGAGCTCTGCATCATCAACAGCGTGAACGCAGCCATAGCGCTCGGAGAGGCCACAGCCAGAGCCGTGCAGAGGATCCCGGATGCACACTGCAACGGAGACATGCACGCAGCCCTGGACTACGCTCAGAAGGTCAAGCACGAACAAAAGAACTTTCTGAACGAGCAAGCACTGAAACATATCATCGAGGAAGGAGAACAAACATCATGAAAAACATCGACTGGAAAAGAAAACTGACAAGCAGAAAACTCTGGACAGCAGTGGCATCATTCGTATCAATGATGATCGTAGCCACAGGAGGCGCAGAGAACACAGCCACACAGGTAACGGCACTCATCATGGCCGGAGCATCCGTCGTGGCATACATCATCGGAGAAGGACTCACCGACTCCGCAAACATTGGATCCGACGATTCAGAGGAATAAGAAGCACAAAGCACCCAGGGCGGCCACCAGGCTGCCCTTTTTTATTTAGGAGGTATGCAAGATGGCAATCACAGAGAAACAGCAGAGATTCATCGAAGACATAGCAAAGCACGTGCAGAAGTACGCGAAAGCATACGGAATCCTGGTACACAGTCCCATCATCGCCCAGGCAATCCTGGAATCCGGATGGGGAGAGAGCAAGCTGGCATCCAAGTATCATAACTACTTCGGAATGAAATGCGGGACAACCTGGAAGGGCAAGAGCGTGAACATGGAGACGAAGGAGGAATATACGCCAGGGACTCTGACAACGATCAAGGACAATTTCAGAGTATACGACAGCATGGAGGAAGGCGTAAAGGGTTACTTCGAATTTATTCAGAAGCCGAGGTACAAAAATCTGAAAGGTGTTACAGATCCAAAGAAATACCTTCAGCTTATCAAGGCAGATGGATATGCGACTGATAGCAGCTACGTCGAGAGCACATACCGACTGGTTACACAGTACGAACTCACAGAGTACGACGCGGAAGGAGGAATCAACATGAAAATCAACATCATCAAGCAGACCGGGACGCACGGCCTGTATTCAACCGGCAGAGGGAAAGATAAGTACCTGGTATACCATTACACAGCCGGAGTAACGAGCAAAAAAGGATCGGCCAGAGCGACAGCGTCCTGGTTTGCAAATCCAAAAGCTGGAGGAACTGCGGACTTCATCGTAGACGATGAGGAAATCGTACAGTACAATCCGGATCCGGAGAAATATTCCTGCTGGGCCGTCGGCGGCAGCGCATACGGAAACAAGGGCGGCAAGCTCCATGGAGTCGCTACGAACCACAACTGCATATCTATCGAGATCTGCAGCACCAATAAGACCGGCCGCGTGACAAACCCGAACGACGATAACTGGTACTTCACAGACGCTGCGCTCGCCAATGCAGCCAAGCTGGGACGATACCTCATGGAAGTATACGGAATCCCTGCCAGCAGAGTAATCCGTCACTATGACGTTACCGGCAAGCTCTGCCCCGGCATTAAAGGATGGAACCTGGAGAACGGATCCGATGATAAGAAGTGGCAGACGTTCAAGGCGCAGCTGTCTGCAGAAGCAGAGGATAACACACCGGCACCTGCTCCAGCACCAGCTCCGTCCGGAGCAACGACAGTCAACTATGCGTATAAGGTCACGGTCTCAGATTTGAACATTAGAAAAGGACCAGGCACAAACTATGACTCGGCTGGATACACCGGCAAGGGAGTATTCACAATCGTGGCAGAAAAAGGCGGCTGGGGCAAGCTCAAATCCGGAGCAGGCTGGATCAGCCTCAACAGCAAATATGGCCACAAGGTAAGTAGTGGATCCACCGCACCTGCAGCAGCTCCATCAACGCTGAAATGGACCGTCACGATTTCAGATCTGCGCATCAGAAAAGGACCAGGCATAAACTATGACTGGACCGGAGCGTACACCGGCAAGGGAACATTCACGATCGTAGAGAAGAAAAATGGATGGGGAAGATTAAAGTCCGGAGCAGGCTGGATCAGCCTCAACACAGCATACGGACACAAAGCATGATCCCGACATCAATGTCGGAAACATAGACAGAAGCCAGGGAGGTCAAGCCTCTCTGGCTTCTTTTTTGATGGCCTCAGCATCGGCCAGGAAGAATATATCCCACACGTCCTGCGGGGAGAGTTGATACCGAACTGCGATCCGGACTATGTGCTTGCGCTGGAATGGCTGCCGCCCGTTCCAAATCGTCGAGAAATTGGATGCAGTCATGCCCAGGAAGACCGCAAGCGCCTTATTTGTATCGCCATGATCATCCATGGCCTGTTTCAATTTTTCTTTGTCAAACATTTTGATTCATTCCTTTCTAAAAGGATTACCGTGGAGCGCTTCGATTAAGCTGCGCGGGGAAGCTGCAGAAAACCCAGGATAAAATTTATACAATCATAGGCGACGCCTTTCTGGCCGGTGGCCGGGTGCAAGGTTTACGAGGACGTCCAGCGGGGCTGCCAGACCTTCAGGCTTTCACATTAAAAACCAGGGAAACTTGTCGAACATCAATCCACGGTATCCGTCGCGCTTCTTCCTGCAGGGCTTCGGACCTGCCATCGGCGGTTTAATACCGGAGGCCTAAGCCTCCTCGCGATAAATTTCTTCGAAATCTTCAACAACGATCGTCCGCTCGGTTCCACCAAGAACCAGCTCGATCTGGACATAATCGCCATCATCGTCGCAGGATACCGTGATGCTTTCACGGTTGGACTCCAGGACTTCAAATCCGTAATGCTTCAGATCCTGGAACAGCTCCTCCATACTGCCATACCAATCATTCATAATTCCACAAAGTAAAGATTGTTCATACATAGCCAAGACCTCCTATCTTTCAGACACCCAACGCTCTACCTGTTCAACGTTGCACTCGATATAACAATCGCATACGTCGCGGAAGACTGCGATTTTTTCAGTTTTTCCACACCAGGTATGAGTTTCAAATCTTACGAACCAGGCACTGCGGCTAGCCCATCCACACCAGTATTTCTTTCCAACAACTAATTCATTCGCTTTCATTTTTACGTCCTCCGTTTCGTTTTGCTTTCCTTTAGGTTGTTTGTATATTAGCTCTGGTGCCGCTACTATTCAAGTTATTTATAACCGTAATTTGCACAAAGATCTCGGCCGGTTTTTGGTGGTAATTATGACATTTCAACCAGGAATTCATTCGCAAGCGCGCGCACATATTCAACGCTCGCTGAACGATCAACGATCACCTCTTCCGGACCGAGATATTGATACAAAATATCGCAGTCCGGACACCAGAGAAGCGGCACACGACGATTACCACACACCGTCGCAAACTCAAGATCATGCCTGCAGTGCTTGCACTGCAGGAGCGTTTTAATTTTACAAGCCACGCTGAATCACCTCCTTTATTTTATATTCACTTTTTTATATTGCGGGCGGACAGGATAATTGTAGGGGAAGTCCGTGGAGGAGAGGCAGTGGATATGCTGCAGAGCCTTATATGTACTATATAATAATTATATATATAATGTATATAAGGATGGAAAATATAGATTAGAGGGAGAGACATAGGAACGATATGAACATTAAGTATAGGTTATTGTGTAAAAGGTTAATAGAGGAACGGAAGAGAGTAGGTGTCATTCAATATTATAATGTACTGTTCATAATGGAGTTAGTGTCAGATAAAGA